ATATAAATTTATAAAAATAATATTAATAAATAGTTTAAGATATAAATTATAAATGAGTGTTTTTAATGTTCTTAACGATATACCTGAACTAAAAGATATAGAAATAAATATAGATGAAAAAGTATCAAAAGAAGTTGAATGCAATTTTAGGATTGAAAAATTATTAGGATTAGGTGGGTCTGGTACCGTATTTAAAGCAAAAATAATGAATGATATAGAAAATTTAAGATCAAATACAGATGTCGCTATAAAACTATGTAATAGTATGTTGACATACTCTGGTTGTATACTATTAAAAGATGAAGCAGAATATACTAATACTTTTTCTGTTTTAAATTATAAAAATATATGTTATAATTATCCTATAATATATGGATTTTTTCACCGATGTCTTTTCTTCACATGCAATGAATTAAAAATGATTTTGGAATATATGGAAGAAAATGGTATTGAAAATGGTAAGGATTCATTTTTATTATACTGTACTACACCTAAACATATAGATTTAAATAAAATAGATGATACTATTATCAAGTATGTTTCTGAAAACTTTGATATAGATTTACTATTAAGATCAAGAGAGATTTTACCAAAAACAGAAAATATAATCGGCTTATATTATCTATCCAAAAGAGAAAAAGAAAATATTAATTGGGAAACTAATTATGAATTGCATGATTACTTGGAATTACAACAAGATTTAAATTGTGATATGTTTTTAGTTATGCAGTACTTAAATGGGAAAACTTTGTTAGAAATAAAACAAATTAATAATCGTTTCAAGTTTACCGATAATTTATTTTTCGAATACATGTATAGTACTATAGTAAGACTTTTCTTTATAAAGAAAACGCAAGTAGATATTCAAGAAAGCAATGCTATGATAGTAACAACAAATGTTCCTCGTATCTATCATTATGGAGATAGATATTATTTAATTAGAGGAGATATATTTTATTGGATAGATATAGCTAATTTAAATAATGTAGATGTTGTCGTAAAAAGTGATTTTAGATATCAAAATTTTTATACAACAAGTCAGAATGAATTATTAAATGAACTTTTTAAGGATAATGATGAGATAAATACTCTTATATTTCTTGATAAGTTATTTAGATGGGTATCTGATAAGGTTCCTATAATGAATCATGATGAAATATCAAAGTATATTATAGTTAATTATAATTATAGATATATCAATCCTTCGAGGATATTAATTTAAAATTATTTAATATATTAAATATATTAAATAAAAATGAGTAGACTAAAAGATATGGAAGAGAAATCTTTATTGCAAACAGAATTTACTTTTGGAATAGAACTTGAGACTAAGTTACATCTTTGTGTAGAACTAAATAAATATTTAGAAAGAGAAGTAATATGGGAATCAAAAGATAAACATTTAGTAGCTACATCAGAAGTTTATAATAATTTTCCAAATTCATGTGAATATAATATCGAATTAGCAACTGATGTATATAAATACGATCATATTGTTGACTTTTTAAGAGAAGATGATAAAAAAGATAAGCTTAACGATGTTGCAGATAATATAGAAGAATTTAAGAAAGATTATTTAGAAGGTAATGATGCTATTAGAAAACATGAAAAATATACTAAAGAATTTATAGAAGAAAGAAATACAAACAGTCTTAATCCTAATTTATATAAAGATTGTTCACTTTCATCTCTTGTAACTTTCGATGATGAAAAAGAGAATAAGGAAGATAAATACGATACATACGATACATATGAAGATTTTGATTTGTCCAAAGAAATATACGCAATGCCACAACTAACAATAGGAATAAATTATGCTTTTTTTGTTCCTTTACTTAAGAAATTAGAAGAGGTAACTTTGGTACGAAATTCTTCATACCAAACGTATATAAAACAAATATTTTTGTTTTTTGATAGATTGATGAATATTGTTAAGATTTATTGTGGAAAAAAAATACCTAATATTTTAAATAGAGATATGGGGGATATATCATTTAGTGTTTTTAAAGGATTTATTTTTTTACTTATATATACATCTTATATTATTCTTTTACCCACTTTTAACGAAAAAAGTTACCTTAAAGCCAGATTTTATTTTAAACCACGTTCTAACTATGCAGTTTCTTATAGTTATTTAATTAAAGATTATCCTATAATAACTGAATATACCAATTTATTATTTGAAGCAATATGTATGTATGTTAGCCGTAATAATTCTGATTATCCCAACAAGCCTTTTCAAAAGGTGCTTATTAATGGTAAAGAAGTTTTAAATTATATGACAGATTCTTATATAAAGCCTTATTTTAAAAATTTAAAATCTTTAGAAGATAAGGCCTTGATAGAAGGAATTGATAGATCTATTTTTATATGTATGTTATATTTTTTAACTGTAATTCTTGAACCATCTAAATATCAAGAAGAATATATAAAAATAAATTTTTGTAAAAATGCAATTCAAACGGTTGATAATAACCGTAACTATTGTGTAATAAAAAATGGTTATTTTTTTAAAAAACAAATGACTTATATAGATACAGATGATGATAGTGAAACTAATATGGAATTAGATCATGGTATGTTGAAGGCTTTTAAGGATGAAAACCTTATTAAAGATTATGAATATATACAAGTTGGTGATTTACCATATATAAAACAACCACCACCTCAACTTGTATATAATAAAGAAACAAATAAATTATGTGCAAATGATAGAGTCGAGATTTTTGAATTAATTGGAATTAATTCAAACATTGTTTTTGAAATAAGAGACCCTAATATTTTTATAAAAAAAAATCGAGGTAATAATATTAACTTGTCAATTGATTATATGAAACAGATCTTTGTAGAATTAAAGCTAACTATTATAGATTATTTAGGAATAAACCCAACTTTTTCTTTTAAACCTCAAAAGACTCTTAAAAGAAAGAGTCTTGGAAAGTCTAAAAGAAAGAGTCTTGGAAAGTCTAAAAGAAAGAGTCTTGGAAAGTCTAAAAGAAAGAGTCTTGGAAAGTCTAAAAGAAAGAGTCTTGGAAAGTCTAAAAGAAAGAGTGTTGGAAAGTCTAAAAGAAAGAGTGTTGGAAAGTCTAAAAGAAAGAGTGTTAGAAAGTCTAAAAGAAAGAGTGTTGGAAAGTCTAAAAGAAAGAGTGTTAGAAAGTCTAAAAGAAAGAATAGTTAAATTTAAACTTAAAGTTTAAATTTTAATCGTAATTATATAGGTGTAAAAACATATTATTAGCTGTTTCTGAAATAATTTCTTTATTTTCTATATATATTTCTATGTTAAGAATTAAATCTTTTAATTGTGTATATGTTTTGTCTATACTTAAAACAGAATTCATATCTTCTTCAGAAAAGGTAATTGATTCTTGTAGAATAAATACACGATTATTTATATCATAATAGAAATATAATCGAAAAGAATTCTGATTATCTTTTTTACTATTAGAATCTTTAATAATTATTGCGTATTCATCCATATAATAACCTTCTTTAAGACCTAAAGAAAGATGATTATTATTATTCTCTGAAAAAAGACTAAATGTATGTCTAATTTTCTGAACATATAAATCAGGTTTATCTAAAATAAAATAATTTATTACCTTATCTTCGTATATATTATCTTTTTCTTCATCTTTTTCTTCGTTTATAAAAACAATTCTTAGTATATTTAAATTGGGTATCTCAAGTATCTTCAGAAGTTTTATTTTTATATTAAAGTCTAAAGATGCGTCTGATGCTTCCGATGCGTCTTTAGACTTTAATATCAAAAACTTCACCAGCAAGATTTTTTAGATACAATTTCATATTTGTCTATGAGCCTATAATTCATTTTTCATTTTTATAAATAATATGTTAACATGGTTAACATGGTTAACATGGTTATAGTAATATTTATTTATGGTAGAAATACCATAAATAAAAGTAGCCCCTTGGGGGGCTCGAACCCCCGACCCTAGGATTAAAAGTCCTATGCTCTACCGACTGAGCTAAAAAGGCGGCTAATTATATCATCCCAACAACCAGATTTGAACTGGTGACCTAAGGACAACTATCCTATAATCTACAATCCTCCGCTCTACCAACTGAGCTATATTAGGGTGATATATAATATATATTATCCTTTTAAATTGTTATTATTTTTTTTAATAGATATTTTTCAATGATTTTTCAATGATTTAATGTTTATAGATAGATTAGTTTTATAAAATATATAAATACATTCTTATATATTATAATATATAAGAAGCATAAATATAAAAAATATGGATAACAAAGACGAGAAAGTTGATTCTTTTAATTATGAATGGAATGAATATATTATTAATAAGAATCATATAGGAAAGGGTATGTTTTCAAAAGTATATTATGGATATCATAAAAAAACAAAACAAGAAATAGCCCTAAAAAAAATTTATTTTAGTAAGCTTCAAAATAAAATGAAGGAAAGAGTAATTACAGAAATAAATATTCTTAAAAAACTTGATCATATAAATATAATAAAATTATATGATTATAAATTTGATGGAGAATATATTCTATTAATAACAGAATACTGTAAAGATAAAAATTTAAAACACTGGTTGGATAATAAAGATAATAAAGAAAATAAAGAAAATAAAGAAAATATTATAAAACAAATTATCATAGGTATAAATTATCTACATAGAAATAATATAATACATCGTGATATAAAGCCTGAAAATATACTATTACATAATAATATCATAAAAATATGCGACTTTGGATTTTCAACAATAATAAAGGACGAGTTAATTCTTTTTAATACAATGTGTGGAACTCCTCTATATATGAGCCCTGAAATATTGTTTTTAAAACCTTATACAATAAAATCTGAAATATGGTCACTAGGAATCTTGTTTTATATTATTATATTTAGTACACATCCATTTGGTGAATTAGAAAATATAGAACATTATAGAAATAAAATCAAAAATAAAGAAGAAATAATTTTTGATATAGATAATATAGATAATATAGATAATATAGATAATATAGATAATATAGATAATATAGATACTTTTTTATACAAGATAACACATATTCTTAAAGAAATGCTTGATTATTCTGAAGAAAAAAGGCCGTTTCTTAATATTATAATGAACATTTTAGAAATTAAAGATACAATAATCTACTCTCCTATAAATTTAAGTTCTTTAAGTCAATCAACTCCTTTAAATACCCCTTATATTAATAATAAAAGTTCCATATATTCAAGTCCTATAGTAGGTCCATGTTTTTCATATAGTCCAGAAAATATAATTAGTCCAATAGGGTCTTTTGGATCTAATAATTCAAATAGTCCTTCTGATACACGTATATCAGAGTTAGAAGAAAAAGTAAATAAACTTGAATATATTATAAAAAGCATTGGTGGTATAGGAAATATAACAAATATAGGACAAAATAAGAATAATTTAACTTTAAGTAACTTTAATTTAAATGAAGAATATTTCAAAGAAGAATGTTTTAAAGAAGAATGTTTTAAAGAAGAATGTTTTAAATCTAATAGAAGCAAACCAGATGATAAAAATAAAATATCTTTTATACATAATCCATTCAACAAGCTTGGTACGATTTATAATTTTTTAACAAATAGTGGAAAAAGTTAGATTTTTTATTAAATTAATAAAAAATAAATATCCTTAAATATCCTTAAGTAAATTCCACATCTTATACGCTATTATAGATCCAAGAGACGATCCTCCCTTGTTTGATGACTCTACATGAATTCCTCCATATATCCTTGAATCTCCTGATGAACGAGCCATATCTGTCCAACAGTTCCAATTTAGATTAATAATCATAGATGGAGCTGTAGATGGTTCATTAGTCTTATGGATAAGACTTGTGTCTGGATATATAAATACATCATTTAAACTAAAATTTGCTGTCTTTGTAATAATAGGTGAAAGTAGACTTACCATATCATTAGTAATAACTGGATTATTCAAGCTAATAGAGTCTGTTCCAAAAAGATAACAGAATATCTTTGCACTTGACATAGAAAAGGTTGAATGCCCGCTTACAAAATCAGGAAATGGGGGTGTAACAAAATTCAACTCTTGGTATGGTAACCAGAATTGTCCTAAAGTTTCTTTATTCCAATCTTGACTTATAATATTATTATATTCATATTGTCTAATCTTTTGTATAGGACGAGCTTGCATTTTTTCTCTTTTAATCTTCCATGCACATATACTTGATTGGTATAAGGAAGAACAAAGAATAGTATAATATTTAAGTTCTTTTAAATAATTTAATTTATTTGATCTAATCACAATATCCAAGAAAACAACCCACATTCCAGGAGGTGTAACAGTTCCTGGTCCTCCTGCCCAGAACTCTGCTGTTACCTTTTGTTCATCGGTAAGATTTGATGTTATTTGTTTTACATCTTTCATCTCATTTTCATATTGTAATTCAGATGGAAATAGCTGATATGTATTATCTAAAAGTTCCTTAAAATCATCGTCGCCAAGTATTCCTTTGTTATTTGTTCCCCATTCAGGTGTCAAGTAACCCTTTCTTACTCCATTAAATGAAAGAGGAGTCCACTTATCTGGTTCTGAAAGAGTACCCAAGTCTTGGTCGACTTTTGAATCAGAAACCTCGATATTATTAGTACCATTTGGTAAGGTACCATCAAAAGTTGTTGTTAGTTTCCAACCATCACTATCTCTTGTAGATAAATATGTATCAATTAATAACTTTAGGGAATTAAAAGATTTTAATTGATTTATAGTCATATTTAAAAGTGGTTTATGTTTATTTATCAAAACATTTAATTCATCTTGTGTTAATGGATGGGTTGGATTTATATAAGTATTAATTAAAATAGGTATAAAGTATTGACATGCTTTTTCGATAAAAGATTGTAAATAATTTTGATCAGTTGATACTTTTCCCTTTTGATTGGAAGTCCAGTATTCACTATCTATTGGACTTTTATTAGAACTAATAAATTGATAAGAGTTATAAATAACATTTGTTGTTAAAAATAACCATCTTGTAGTTACAGTTGGACCTAATTTATTTTGAGCTACCTTTTTTAATAACAATTCTATCCAATCAGTTATCCAATAAGTTGGATTTATAACAGGTGAAGCCATTATAATTGGATTTAAAAGAAGAGCACCAGATCCTAATGTCTGTCCTGATATTCTAAACGACATATTTTATATATATATATTTTTAAAGAATTATTAATTAAGTAAAAGAAGATTAACATATTAATATAAGAATATAACAGATAAGAAATATGATATTTATATTTCTCTTTAGCTGTATGTTAATTACATTTATAATTAATTATATTCATAATATTCGTAACAAAAAAGAAATAGAAATATGTGACATAATGTTGTTTGTTTTTATTTCACTTATTATTTGTTATAATTTTCCTGCTTTATATGTTATAGTTGTAACAAAGATTAGATTTGATAAATAAACTTTTAAAAGTAATAGACCTTTAAAAGATATAATTTATACACGGAATGGTTTTTTAATTTGGCTTACTGATCTGGAAGACTTACATGTATCACATTTAATAAAACATACTCTTGTCAAAGGATCTTTAATAATAGATGTATCATGACTTTTACACAAGTAGCATGAAACATACTCTATAATATATTTTTTTAATACAGTTTCCATATTTTTAGAGTTAAATTTACCTTTTATAAGAAGCCGTGAATTTCCATCAACGGAACATTCAGTAGACATCTCATAACTAATATAGGACTGAATATGATCAATTGGTCTCTTTAATACTGATACAATAGTTGAAAAATTTGTCCACATTGTTTTCTTTCCTGCTCTTTGAAGAATAGGAGGGGGTATAATCTGTCTTTTTCTTGATACAAGAGATGGATGTTTATCTCGTAGTTCATTGAAGAAACGATCAAGTAGATAGACATAATCATACTCTTCAAAAATATATTCTTCTGCCTTATCATTAATCTTTTCTACTATCTTTTTTTTCTTTTTCTTCTTTAGACTTAAATCAAATTGAGACAAGTCAATTTCTTCGTTAAAATTGTCTTCTTCGTCGAATTTAAAAATAAGTTCTGTATCGGTCATTTTATTTAAGGATTAGTTATAGTTAAATTTATTGATAGTGCATAAATATTGGTTATATTCTATATCTCCTATAATTGATCCCCATTGCCCTGTGGTTATTTTATCGTTTAAATCATCTATGTTTGATTGATCATCGGGGGAAATTAAAGATAAACGATTTCTATAAAGATAAAGATAAAGATTTATTTTAGTACCTTGGGCATAAATATAAGTTAAAAACCCATTATTAAAATCTTTGATTGATTTATCATTTAACCAAAAATTAATTTCATTATTTGAATCAAGTGTAATATAATAACGTAAGTTTATAGGAGACAAATTACCACTTAAATTTACTATTAAATTACCATTATCGACAAAAATAAAAGTATCACTATTTACTGTAATAAGATTATTAATTAAATATACACGATTTAATGGAACAGGTGTAGTTGGAGAAGGTGTAGTTGGAGAAGGTGTAGTTGGAGGTCTTATTGTTAATCCTGAAGTTGATTTATGTTTTTTATAATAAATAACTACTCCTATAATTACAATTATAACTAATAGAATTCCTATTTGGACATAAGTATTTAATAATAGATTTGATAAACTCGTTTTAGTTTATATAAA